CACCCCAAAGGCTTTAGCCAACGAGCACACTGTGCCGGCAAAAAGAAACACAATGAATCCATTGAGATGGAAATGGTCTGCGAAGACTGTGGTATGTGCCAAACACACGGCAGTCTCAATGAGATTGCCAAAGGTCAAAAGGACTCAAACGGCTATACCAAGTGCTGGCCAGGCAAACATGCTGAAGGTACCAAGAAGGGCAAGAACGGCGGACAAGTGCGTAACTGTGTGCCTAATGAAAGTGTCACCGAAAGCGAAGAAAAACGTTGTATGCAATGTGGCATGACCAATTGTACTTGTAAGCCGGGCACATGCAAGTGCAAGCCCATAGCAGGCTGGGAACCTGGCAAAGGTTTCAAGAAAGCCATGTCAGAAAACTTCAACGGCGAATACGACGACGAAGCTGGTATGGTTGATAACAACCTAGATACTGTTAGACGTGCAGTTGAGGGTATTGACGAACTAGTTAGTACAGGCGACAACTTGCCCGAGTGGTGCCAGGAAAAGATTGCAGTGGCCAAGAGCATGTTAGATACTGTGTATGATTACATGTCTTCAGAAGAAGGCAACGAAGATCCAGAGATTGCAGAAATGTACGAAGCAATGGAAATGTTTGCAGAAGAAATTGCAAACAACACACGAACCAGTGTTGATGCAGTATGGGAAACTTTTGAATCCATGGACGACCATGCGTTGTTTGAAACAGCGGCATGGAGACGCAGTGCAGGCAAGAGCAAAAAAGGCGGGCTTAACGCCAAAGGTGTTGCCAGTTATCGTCGTGAGAATCCAGGCTCAAAACTACAAATGGCAGTAACTACTAAACCTAGCAAGTTAAAGAAAGGTAGCAAAGCTGCCAAGCGCCGTAAATCATTCTGTGCTAGAATGGGCGGAGTAAAAGGACCTATGAAGAAACCCAATGGCAAGCCAACCCGCAAAGCACTGGCACTAAGAAAATGGAACTGCTAAATGAAAATCAACGAGATTATCACAGAAGACTTGGATCCAAGTGAGGAAGTAAACAACTCCGGACTTGAAACCAAGGCGCCGCCAAAACATCATTCGGCTCCTATTAAAAATGCCACAACCTATCCTGGCCAAAACTCAAGCACAGGTAGTGCATATATGAATTATAGATTTGGCGTAGCACTAGCAGGTGCTCCAGATTTTCCAGCAGATGCCGAACCATGGATTGGCGGAGATCCTTTGCTGGCACCGTACTCCAAAGAAGAAATGCGTATGATGGATGCGGCTGCAAAAATGGTCGGCGACACAAGTAAACGTACTCATTCAAGCAGTAAGAGTAAAGAACAATCTGATACCAACAAGGCCAGCATTGTTAACAAACCTAAAAAGAACAAATACGGCGTTTGACATTTGCCTTTTAATTGTGTAAACTAGCCTCTATACATAGGGGCTTTTTTATGATCATAGGAATTTGCGGTTTTATTGGCAGCGGCAAAGACACAGCCGCAGACTACTTGGTAGGCTTTCATGGTTTTAGACGCGATAGCTTTGCTGGTACTCTCAAGGATGCAGTAGCGGCAGTATTTGGATGGGATAGAGAACTGATTGAAGGCCGTACACCCGAAGCACGTGCCTGGCGAGAGCAAGTGGACACCTGGTGGGCAGAACGACTTGGAATGCCACACTTGACCCCACGTTGGATTTTACAGTGGTGGGGCACTGAAGTTTGTCGCAACCACTTTCATGATGATATTTGGATTGCCGCACTGCAAGCTCGGCTAGCTCGACGCAGTGATCATACTGTTATTAGTGATGTACGTTTCCCTAACGAAATCAAAGCTATCAAAGAACAAGGTGGTCAAATTGTGTGGATACAACGAGGTGCTTTGCCAAGTTGGCATATTATGGCCGCCAAAGCAAACGCAGGCGACATATATGCTCAGACCAAACTTAGTGAGCTAGGAATACATGCCAGCGAAACTGCCTGGGTAGGTACAGACTTTGACGCAGTGATTGACAACAATGGTAGCATTGAAGACCTATACAATCAAATCAAAAATCTGACACAATCCCCGCAGGCTTCCAAGGAAGACGTGATTTCGTTATCATTGGTCGACAGTTTAAGCATACAGTCTTAAGATTCAGTCGATCGTTGTTGGTTAAGTTGCCATCCACATGGTAAACTAACAACTGAGTATCTGCTTCGGCTTTGAACCCACATCTATCACATGTGGGTTTTTTTCTGTATCCGCTTTGATACCAAGCTGGCGGCTTTATCTTGACCTTCTTACCTTTTCGAGCACAAGATCCACATACATTACGGTAGTGGGTCTTTCCATTGCGTATATAGTTGATAGCAACAGGGTTTTTGTTGCACACAGGGCATAGTTTACGTTCGCTCATATAGCTATTTACTCCAGACCTTTCCAAAGGCACCTGTAACGAGGTTGTTTTGCCAAAACCAAATAAATATCTAAAACGTCATATAAAGGAAAAAGACGACATGGCAATCCTAACTTCACCAGGTGTAAGCATTACAGTAACAGATGAAAGTCAGTACGTACCAGCAGGCAACGGCACAATTCCTCTAATTCTGTTAGCTACACAAACAAACAAAACCAGTCCTGCAACCGGTACTACTGCGGTTGGTACAACTTCTACCAATGCCGGTAAGCTTCTATCATTCACAAGCCAGCGCGAATTGATTAACTCGCTAGGTTATCCAAGATTCCGCACCAGCGGTGGCGCATCGTTGCACGGCGATGAGCGCAACGAATATGGTTTACAAGCGGCTTATTCAGCATTGGGTTTGGGTAATCAATTATATGTTATCCGTGCTGACATTGACCTAGAGCAATTGACTTCAACTACTGTACGTCCAAAAGGCGAAGTCAGCAATGGCTTCTTATGGTTAGATCTAGCCAACACTGATTATGGCGTGTTCCAGTGGAGCAAAACCACACAGTCTTATACAAAAATTACTCCTACAATTATCACTAGCTCTGGCGACGTTCAAAGCGATGCATTGAACACACCAAAAAGCACAGTTGGTCAAATTGGCACATACGCTGTTGTTGCATATAATGTAAACAATCCTTTGTTCTACAAAGATGCAAGCAACACATGGGTACCAGTTGGTACATCAGATTGGCAAAAAGCCTGGACAACTGTACAAAGTACATATTCTGTCTATGCTGGCGCACCAGTGCTTGCTGACGGTAGCGTGACATTAACAATTAACGGTGTTGCAATTTCTATCACTGGGGCTAGCACAAATGCTACTGGTGCAGAAGTTGTTGATAGTATCAACTCTGCTTTTGCTGCCAACTATGGCGACGGCATCCGCGCAGAAATTGACAGCAACGGTCGTTTGGTAATCCGTGCAACTGACGCTGCCAAGAGCAATGGATCAACTGCTGACGGCAAAGTAACTATTGTTACTAGCGCCGGTGCATCAGCACTTGGCTTGACAGGAGGCACATACTATGCGCCAATGCTAGACTTTGGTTCATACACAAATGTTCCAACATACGCAACAGGCGAAGCTACACCGGCACCGAGTGGTTCTGTTTGGATCAAAACAAGTGCAACTGGTTCTGGCGCAAGCTGGGCAATTAAAAAATACAACAGCACAACCGAAAGCTGGACCAAGCTGGCAGCACCTTTGTATGCCACTAAAGAAGAAGCTATTTACGGTCTAGACAGCCTGAATGGTGGATCAGGCATCTCAGCTGGTGCAGTATTTGTTCAATACAGTTCTGTAGATGGTTACCCAGCAACATTCAAAGTATTTGATCGCAATGGCGCAGGTCAGACTAAAATTACTGGCGCAGTATCTGGAACTAATTTTACAGTTGGTCACACATTCACACTAGCAGTATCAACTGCAGGTAGCGACATGCTAACAGCATATACCTTCAGTGGTTCCTATGCCGTGGGCGGTACAAGCGTAGACAGCTTTGTTAGCTTGGTATTATCACGCAACATTCCAGATGTTTATGCTGTGAAAGAATCAACTGGCGCAATTAGCTTTATCCATCGTTCAGGTGGTGAGATTGTGTTCATTGACACCACAGTAGGTGCAGGTAATCCAATTACAACAGCTGGTATCACAACCAACACAAGTGGCATTGAGTATGAATATGTTGGCGAATACACTGGTAGCCTACGTGCCAGCAAGTGGTCAGCACTTGGCGATATGCTAACATTCAGCGTAGAGACCCCTTACATTGCTCCAGTAGCCGGTACATTATGGTATTATGGTAATGCTACAGAAGCTGACGTAATGATCTGTGGTAGCGACGGATGGAAAGGTTATCGTAACGTAACAAGCGATGCTCGTGGTTTCAATCTAACTAATTCAGACCCAATGGGTCCAATTTTCAGCCCAACACAACCAACACTGCAAAGCGATGGCACAAGCCTAGTGGCCGGTGACTTGTGGGTCGACACTGGCGATTTAGAAAACTTTCCATTGCTGTATCGTTACAGTGGCTCCACATGGACCATTCTTGACAAGACAGACAAAGTCAGCCAAAACGGTATTGTGTTTGCTGACGCACGTTGGGATGCTAGTTTAGACGGCATGGGCAACAGCGTTGGTGGTATTGTTGATCCAGTCAGTGGAGACTTGCCATCAATCGAATCGATGTTAACAAGTGATTACATTGATCTGGATTGCCCAGACTATCGTTTGTATCCACGTGGTACATTGCTATGGAACACACGCCGTAACGGCATGAACGTTAAAGAGTATGTGGCTGACAAGTTCACAGCAACAGCTTACCCAGATGCAACAGATGATGGCAGCAACTTGGTTGGTACAGTTCCAACTTATGCTAGCACATGGAGCAATGCAAGTGGCGTCAAGAGCGACGGTACACCATATCATGGTCACAAAGCACAACGTCAAATGGTTGTCAAGGCACTACGTAGTGCAGTTGACAGCAACACAGACGTTCGTGAAGATCAATACAACTTTAACTTGATCGTTTGCCCTGGTTATCCAGAGTTGATCACTAACATGGTTGCATTGAACAAGGACCGTAACGAAACAGCATTTATCATTGGTGATACACCACTTGATTTGCAACCAACATCATCTGCACTAACTCAATGGAGCAATACAGTTGAAACAAGTGCAAGTGTCTATGCTGGCGTTTACTATCCATCCGGATTAACAAATGATGTAAGCGGCAACGAGATTGTTGTACCACCAAGCCATATGGCATTGCGTACATTTATCTACAGTGACAATATCAGCTACCCTTGGTTCGCACCAGCTGGTACACGTCGTGGTATTGTTGACAATGCTGTAGCAGTTGGTTATGTAAACTACACAAACGGACAATTTGTACGTACTGGTATTACTCAAGGTCAGCGCGACACATTGTATCAATTGCGTATCAACCCAATCAGCTTGCTACCAGGATCTGGTCTAACAGTATACGGTAACAAGACACGTAGTGCAATCGCTCAGTCCACAGACCGTGTGAACGTAAGCCGTTTGACAAACTACATTCGTACAATTCTAACAAGTATCAGCAATGCTTACTTGTTTGAACCAAACGACAAGAGCACACGTGATCAAATCAAGACTGCAATTGAAGGTGCAATGAATGACTTGGTTGCCAAGCGCGGTATCTATGACTACCTAGTAGTTTGCGATACTTCAAACAACACAAGTTCTCGCATTGCTCGTAATGAGTTGTATGTTGACATTGCTATTGAGCCAATGAAAGATGTTGAATTTATTTACATCCCAATTCGCTTGAAGAACCCAGGCGAAATCGCAACGGGCGGTAAGTAATAGTGGTACATAATGGAACGCCCAGTGCGTTCCATTTACTACCGAAAACGAGGTAAATAAGAGTAATAGGAGATTATTAAAATGGCTGTTGCATCATTATCAAAATTCACAGTACCGTTGGCCACTAACCAAAGTGCGTCAGCACAAGGTCTGTTGATGCCAAAACTGGCCTATAGATTCCGTATCACATTTAATGGTTTTGGTGTAAGCAATCCAAAAACTGAATTAACTAAACAAGTAATGGACTTCACTCGTCCACAAGTACAGTTTGATGAAATCACAGTTGATGCTTATAACAGCCGCGTTAAGTTAATTGGTAAGCCAGCTTGGCAAGATATCACAATTAACTTGCGTGACGATGCACCAGGTAATGTAAGCAGACTCGTAGGCGAACAACTTCAGAAACAATTTGACTTTATGGAACAAGCTTCGGCTGCTTCTGGTATTGATTACAAATTTATCACGATTTGTGAAATGCTAGACGGCGGTAACGGTGCTAACACACCTAACGTGCTTGAAACATGGGAAATCTACGGTTGCTTG